GGTCTGTATATGGATTAGGTCAGATAGGTTCTTTAGAAGGTGTTATCTTTTCGAATTGGAAACAAATAGACACAATACCAAGTGATGCTAAATTAGTAGGCATAGGTTTAGACTTTGGTTACACTAACGACCCGACTGCTATTGTTGAGGTGTACAAATACAACGACCAAAGAATAGTAAACGAATTAGTCTATCGTACAAGAATGTTAAATTCAGACATAGCCAAAGAACTACCTAAAGGTGTAATAGTTTATGCCGATTCCGCAGAACCTAAATCCATAGACGAGATAAGAAGATATGGCATTTCGATTAAGGGAGTAACAAAGGGTCGTGATTCTATAAACTACGGAATAGACATAATGCAAACACAAGACTACCTGATAACAAAGAGTAGCCAAAACCTAATCAAAGAACTTCGTTCCTACGCTTGGGACACAAATAAAACTGGTCAAAGACTAAACAAACCAATAGACCATTACAACCACGCAATAGACGCCCTTCGTTATCACGAAATGGAATCTTTAGGTCTTAAAGCCAATTATGGCAAGTATGCAGTAAGATAGTCTTAAAAATCAAAATAAAATCGTTTTATAGTTATGGAAGTAAAGATAAAAGTACCTACTAATTTATCGGATATACCTTTGCATAAATACCAAAGGTTTCACAATGTTTTAGAAGTAAACAAAAACGCTGATGTAAACGACTTGTTTATTCAAGAAAAGATGCTTCAGATATTTTGTGATTTGCCTTTAAGTGATGCGCTTAAGTATCGTAAGGCGGACATAGATAATGTTACCGAAATGATAGCACAGACACTTGAGCAAAAACCAGAATTAGTAAGACACTTTAGAATAGGCGATACTGAATTTGGTTTTATTCCAAAGTTAGAAGATATGACCTTTGGTGAGTATATCGATTTAGACAATTCAATAGGTGATGTTAAGAATTTACACAAAGCAATGGCGGTATTATACCGACCTATCAAACAAAAGATAAAGGACAAGTACTTAATTGAAGAATACAAAGGGGACAATTACCACGAAGCAATGAAACACACTCCAATGGATGCAGTAGTTAGTAGTATGCTTTTTTTTTGGAATTTAGGAATCGAATTGTCGAAAGTTATGATAGCCTATTTACGGGAAGCGGAGGACTTGACGCCAGAGCAAATTTCGGTGCTAAATGGGGATGGTATCAATCAGTATATGCATTGGCAGATGGAGATGTTACCAAGTTTGACGAAATCACAGAACTAAATGTAAACACTTGCTTATTGATGTTATCGTTTAAAAAAGAAAAAGCCGACATAGAAGCACAAGAACTTAAAAGAAGAAGACAATGACATATAGGGGTATTCAATCGTTTTACGACCTAACCACAAAAATAAAAGACATCCTACAAGCGGATGATAATGTCAATACGGTAACCTTTGGCGATATTACGGAAGTAGACTTAAACAAACAAACTATCTTTCCTTTATCGCACATAATGATTAACAATGTAACGGACAATGGACAAACTTTATCGTATAATATTTCGGTTATGGCTATGGACTTGGTGGATACGAGTAAAGATGCAACGACTGACATCTTTGTTGGGAACGATAATCGTCAGGATGTTTTAAACACCCAGTTAACAGTCTTAAACAGACTACACCAAAAGTTAAGAAAAGGATTGCCACATCAAGATGGTTACCATTTAGAAGGTACTGCATCTTTAGAGGCGTTCTATGATAGGTTTGAAAATGAATTAGCGGGATGGGTAAGTACCTTTACGGTAGTTACTATGAATAACATCGATATATGCAATTAGACAACTTTAAAAATGCTTTAGAAGAATTTAGGGACAAGGTTATTGAGGAATCTAAAAAGAACCTTCAGAAGTCTGGTAAAGGTGGTGGTGATTTAGAAAAAAGTATTAAAGGTGGTGAAGTAAAGGTAACGGGTAGAAGTGTGCAGTTTGAAATTGAAATGGAATACTATGGGGTGTTTCAAGACAAAGGGGTGAGTGGTGTAAAAAAGAAATACAACACACCATACTCGTATAAATCTAAAATGCCACCACCAAGTAAATTAGATAAGTGGACAGTTAAAAAAGGGATAGCACCAAGAGATGAAAAGGGTAGATTCTTAAGTAGAAAAAGTTTACAATTCTTAATCGCACGAAGTATATTTTATAACGGAATTAAACCAAGTTTATTTTTCACAAAACCATTTTTAAAATACTCAAAAGATTTACCAACTGAATTACAAACTGCTTTTGCTTTAGATGCTGAAGCGTTTTTAGAATTCACAACAAAACAACAATTAAATGGCTAAAATAAATGTAAGAAGTCCTTATTTCGTTTCCACCAACCAATCGGGTATGGTATCGGCTTCTATTGATATATATATTTATACGGGGGTACAAACTACCGATAGACCAGCATCACCGACTTATACTTTAAGTTCTAACGCAGAATTAGGAAGGGTAGACTTTGAAATATCTGAATTGGTCAAGGACTATATGGAAATGGAGTTAGACTACGCCAACACCTCAACCATTAAAAATAATGTCTGGGTAGACTATCAGGTGACAAGATATTTCGTTAATACTTCGACTACTTTAACGATGGTTCAGTTAACTGGTTTCTATGGGTACGGATATATTGAAGAAGGTGTTAATCCACAACTTAATTCACAAGCGGGACTTTTATCAAATAATCACATAGTTAAAAACGCTGACGATGTACTTTACTTTCCAGTAGACAATGACTTCACCGGAACTACGGTACAATTCAAAAAAGATGGTGTAAGTGTAAACACTATCACAATAACAAGTACTTCTAATAGTTACGACCAAGTAGAATATTTCTCAAATACTGGTGCTGCGGACAATGTAGATGAAATTATAGTTACAACGGGTGTAAAGGTTCAGAACTACACCGTAGAGAACATAGAGGAATGTTTAGACACACCATACAGATTAACCTTTGTAAATAAATTTGGTGCGTTACAAAGTCTAACGATGTTTAAAAAGTCGGTAAGAAATATGAATACGAATGTATCTTACTTTAAGCGAAACATCATACAGAACGCTTCTTATAATTTAGGCGATGCACAAAAAGCAATCGTAAATAAGAACGCAAACGAAACACTTACTTTAAATAGTGGATTTTATCCTGAAAACAATAACGATGTATTTAAGGAATTATTCTTAAGTGATTATGTGTGGATAGATTACGAATCAAACGAAATACCTTGTAATATATCTTCAAGTTCTATAAGTTACAAAACAAGTCGTAACGATAAGTTAATCAACTATACGATAGACATTGAATTTGCAAGTGATACTATTCAAAACATTCGATAGATGCAGATAGTTCAGTTATATGTAGAAGGGGAAAGAGTGGATATGTTCCAAGATGAATCTATAAACATCTCGGATAGTATCGCCAATGTGAAAGATATATCCAAAATCTACACAACATACTCAAGACAATTTACCCTACCAGCATCTAAAACAAATAACAAAATCTTCAAGCACTACTATAACTACGACATTATAGAAAATGACTTCGATGCTCGTTTCAGGGTTAATGCTTATTTGAATGTAAACGGAATAAGATACAAAGATGGTAAGTTAAGGTTAAACGGTGTTAAGTTAAAAGACAATCAACCCGATTCTTATAGTGTTGTTTTCTTTGGAAACACAATAACCTTAAAAGACAAATTAGGCGAAGATAATTTAAGCGACCTTGTAGGGGGTAGTTATGGCTTAAATAATTATAACCATACTTACGACAATTCAACGGTAAGGGATAGTTTTAGAAACACATCACCTTTATTTAGTGGGGATATTAAATATAGTTTTATTTCACATACAAGGGTGTTTCAATATGATGGAACAGATGTAATAACTTCTACGGGTGGGGCAAGTGGAAATGATAGATATGTTACTTACACAGATTTAAAACCTTCTATCAGACTAAAAGCAATTATAGAAGCAATAGCCGAAAAGTATAGTTTAGACTTTAGCCAATACTTTTGGAATACTGCATATTTTAGAAATCTTTATATGTGGCTTCATAAGGAAGCAGGGGTAATGACTCAAGCTGCTGACCAAAATCAATTAACTACCTTTTTTAGTGATAGTTCTATTTGGGTTACCGTAGGAACTGATCAAAGGGT